ATGAATCATCAAGCTGAGAGATACAATCTCGATCAGCGATTTATTGATGAGATGAATGATTTCTGGGCGGAGTCTTCCCTCTCTCCGTCCGACCTACCGAACACTGGCTTTGCAACACTCATGATTCCATTGACAGCCATTGCAATGGAAGCTGTCCATGCAAGGTCAATGGGAATGCTGGATGCGTTAGATGAACTAGTCCTGACACACCTTGCTGATAAATACGATCATCTTCGTACAAGTTCGGATAAGTTCTGGAATGAGCAATTCAGGAACAAGCTGAACTTCCGGGAAAAGATCGAATCAGCAACACTAGAACAGAAGAAGCACGGGACTGGGGTTATTTCTGTTGGTTACAGGGAGATTAAGAGAAACAGAGTTACTATTAAAGAAGGCAGGGAGATAGACATTCCAGTATATCTGGAAAAGGGAACCTGCATCGACAGTGTTCCTATCTCTGATTTCCTAATGCCTTTCTCTTCTACAGACTCTGACAAAGCTCCTTGGTGTGGTAACTACGTTCGTATGACTGAACGGGATGTGTTACATTACGAAGCAGCAGGGATCTTCTATCCTGGTACATACGAGAAACTCCGGGGGGCCTTTACACAAGGCAGTTCCGATGGAGACATCGTTCTTACGGAAGTCAGGAAGGAGACGGACACAGAGCCTACACTTCCTACGGAAATCAAATTCGTTCGAATCTTCTGTGAGTACATCATGGAAGACAAGGAAGTGTATGAAGTAGAAGTGTACTACCAGCCAGATACACAGGTTCTCGCACACTGTTCCTATTCCGATGAACGTCCGTATGTCCATGATGTCTACATGCCGTTGGAGAATCGTTGGTATGGATACGGGATTGCAAAGCAGAATAGAGAGTTCCAAGTAGAAGTCACAACGCAACACCGTCAGCGTATTGACAACGCTACGATTGCAAACATGAGCATGTTCAAAGTCAAGAACTCTGCTCGTGCGTATATCAAGGATGATGAACCTATCTTCCCCGGTAAGAAGTTCTATGTAGAGAACATGGATGATATCCAACCTTTGCAGATCGGAGATGTTAAGGCAAGTGCGTATAATAACGAGAATCAAGTTGTTATCTATTCTCAACAGAGAACGGGCGTCAATGAACTCACGCTTGGAATGCCTAATGTTGGAACTCCTGGTACGGCAACAGATTCTGCGGCGCGAGTTCAAGAGTCTAATAGGAAGTTCGATTACACACACAACAACACGAAGCGTTTCCTAAACAAAGTAGCGTACAAAGCAGCGCAGTACATCATCAAGCACGAAGACTATGACAGCACCATCTTCTCTTACCTTGCAAACGGGAGTGAGCTAGAGAGTCTCTTGAAGCAGAAAGAGCTCTTAACAAAGAAATTCATCTTCGACATCTACCTGTCTGGCGCGAAGAACAACAAGGTTCTAGATCGTAATACTTACACACAGCTTGTTGGAATGCACACTCAGTACTGCACATCTGCACTAGAACTCCTAGGCCAGATGAATCCTGCGTACATTGAACCAGCAGGAAAGCAGATTCTAATGAGTAATAACATCCTTTACAAGCAGATCTTGAATGCATTTGATATTCCGAACCCAGACAAACTAATCCTGAATTTCGAGGCAATTTTCAATGCAGCACCCCCTCAAGAACAAGGACAGTTACAGCAAGCTACAAACCCCGGAGTTCCGGGAGTGGGCCAAGGGTCTCCAAGCGGACCAACTTCGCTTATGGCTCCAGGAGCGAATATCAATTTCAATGGGGGCCCTCCGCCACTGCAACTCCTTGGAGGAGCTCAATCGTATTAATGGCCGTATCGACTCGTTAACCGAAGTAGAAAACATTCTAACAGGACAGTTAAATGACAGGACCAGCGATCTCACAGCAGGAGAACTCGGATCTGGACGATCTGAGTCAGGATACACAGGAACAAGTAACGCAGGAAACGCCTCCAGAAACACAAGAGCCAAGCCCTACTAATAACACTCCTGTTACTCCAACACAACCACAAGCTCCACAGTTAGACTATCAATCTCTCTACAGTGATTCAATTCGTCAGAGGATTGCATACGAAGCAGAGATTCAGAGGCTTCGTGCGGAGCAGAATCAGAGACAGAATGCTCCTGATGAACCGGAGATTACCAATGATGATATTCAGCAAAACCCCGCTCAGTCAATCCAAGAACTAATCCGCAGAGAGCTTCGTGGTGTTGCTGCTGGTGTTAACGAGTTCCAGACAGAGCGTCGTGTTACAAAAGAACTAGAGCACGCTGAGAACACAGTCTTTTCTGCTATGCCACACCTTGCTCCATTCCGTGGCTATCTTGGTGGAGAGGTTCGTAAAGCGCTACAAAACGCTAAGACTGTTGATCCTGCTACATTCGCTGTAACGTTAGATGCTGTAATCGGTAGGCACTACAACCAGATGCTTGCTAATCCTGCGGCATTTCAAGTTCAGAATACTCCTGCAAGCCCTGCAAATCCTGCGGCTAACACACAAATGCCAAACAATCCCCCGCCTCGAACACCTGCACCAGCTCCACGGAATCAAGCTCCGCAGAATACTGCTCCTATCAAGCTCTCTGAAATGGAGCGCAAAAGTATGCGGCAGCATAACTATGATCCGAATAAGAGAGAGGATGTAGATAGATTCTTGGCGATTGTCAATAACGACGAGGGGGTGACCTATGACGGCAAGTACTAATCCTGTTGTTACAGGAAAGGAAAAGGAAACAGAACAAGATCCATTCACTCTGACTCCTGAACAGGAAGCGGAATTCAAAGCAAGATACATTGAAACAGCAGATCGCTCCTCTTACCTAAATGAAAGACTGAAAGTCCCTGATCTTCCACCGCATCTGCACGGCGAATGGCATGGAACAGATGATATGTCGCAGGCAAATTCCATGGCACGTGGCTTTGTAGACGGCTCCAAGTATGTCAATCCAGATAACTTCATGCATCAGACAGTTACTGGTGGTGTAATTGGAGATGTCAAGTTCATGGTTATCTCGAAGCAGAAACACAAGATCATGCAGCAGGTTGACTTCGACAGGGCTATGAGACAAGGTGGTATTGATAGGGAGTTGGATAAGTTTCGTACTAGTGCAAACGAACTCGGCCTTGGAATCATCCGCGGGGGTAATGTGGAAACACAAGAACTCTCAGGTTCCGAAGCTCCAGACTTTTCAATCGTCAAACACAGAGGCTAAAGTAAAATGGCTATCACCGGAGCAATTCCCTTCCGTCCTGCCTACATCGAAGGTGGCGGCACGGTTGCGGTTCGTCATTACGTCGTAAAGAGCGGGGAAGATTTTGAGATTGGTGCACCTCTCACGATCAATGCAGGTGAAGTTGATGAGATTGATACTGATGACGTGACTCTCGTTGTCGGTGTCGCTGGTGCGCCAGACGGAAGCGCGTACGGTTATAACATGGCGGATCAGCCGAGCTTTGTAACGGGCCGTGCGGATAAGGTTCCTGTCTACATTGCTAATCGTAACACTGTATTCGTTGGTCAGCTTTCTAACGGTACGACTGGACTTGTTGTGCCTGACGATGCTAATGTCGATGGCGTTGGCTATGGTATCATCAAGCAGACTGACGGTACGTGGACTGTTGACGAAGCTGATACTACGAACAAGCTTGTTTCCATCGTGAAGTATGACACGAAGCTCGGCGGAGCCTATGGCTCTGTCTTCTTCAAGTTCTTCGCCGCTGCAATCGCGCCGTAATAATATAGTAACACAACAACAAAAGGAGAAAACGAAAAGTGACAATGATTCAAGCGCATAAGATTCTTGCACGTCCTGGTCTTCGCAAGGTCTTTGATGAATCCATGAAGAACTGGGTTCCTATTTACTCCCAGTGGGTAAACGTTGGAACTACAGACGATCCAGAAGTGAGCAATGCTGCTGTTACTGGACCGAGCCGCTTGATTGAATCGGGAGAACTTGAGCCCGTTACATACATGCGTATCGTTTCCGGTCAGAAGCGTTCGGCTGTTGTCAAGCTTTACAAGGGTGGTTACTTTCTTTCTAAGGAAGCCATCGACGATGAGAAGGGTTATGGTAAGCTGAACACTGGTGCGAAGTGGCTTGCGAAGGCTGCACAGTTCACTCGCGAATATGCTTGCCAAGCCATTCTCGATGACGCTTTCACTGGTACGTATTTCAAGGGACGTGATGGCCTTAAGCTTTTCTCTACGGCACATACGCTCCTGAATGCCGGAAGCTCCACTGTCTCAAACACTCCAGCTACCGCTGTCGGTCTCTCTGTTGCAGGCTTCACTGCAATGCAGGATCTTGCACGTAAGATGAAGGATGAGAACGGTGATCCGATGATGGTTTCTCCTGACTCTCTCATGATTGCAAACGATCAGGGTCAGGTGAACAAGGCGTATCAGCTTCTTGAGTCTCAGCTTGAGCCTTTCACGGCGAACAATCAGGATAATCCTGTGAAGCGGAATTTCAAGCCGAAGAAGATCATCATCAATCCTTACGCGACCACGAACCTGTATCACTGGTTCATGTTCGATTCTTCAGAGAACGATATGTCTCTGTTGGATAAGGAGAAGATCAACATGCGTGACTGGTACGACGAAGAGAACGACGCTTCCAAGGTCCGTGCGCGTAACCGTTTCATCTTGTGGTTCTATAACTACAAGGGCTGGTACGGCACTGACGCGAGTGCGTAAGCCATGGCATACCCAACTCGATTGAACTCTGTTATCCTTGACGATAACGGAGCACAGACTCTGAACGCAAGCAATAACGTTGGCGGTGTCTGCGCAATCTTCACTGCAAATAGCACGACACTCCTCGTTGGAGATATCGTCTACTTGGCAGGTGTCGGTATCGTAGACAAGAGTGCAACGGCATCGAATTATGTAGGTTATGTCGGTGTTGTTGTCTCTGGTGATTCTCTTGGTATGGAGCCGAGTACTACTGTAGGCACTACTGCTGCAACAAGCGGACAGAAGGTCATGGTGCAGATCAGTGGCGTTGCAAATGCAATTGTTGGTGCAACTGGCTTTACTGCTGGTACTAACTTCAATGCAGTTCCCAGCGCTGCAACAGCAGGACGTGTTATTCCGGGAACCACGGCAGATCAGCGTGTTGGCGTGGCTCTCACAACACAGGCCACTGCTGGTTCTGCTGTAAAGTTGCTAATCAAGCATTTCTAACTTTAATAACAAAAAAGGGCAAACCAGTGAAAATACCTCTAATTGTAGCCTCTCGCCCTTCTGATGCTCAGTTCCCCCGTGTACCTCTTAAGAGTGGGAAGTGGACCTTTCATTCAGATCACAAGGATTCGGTCCTTGTTATAGAGTCCGACGGCCTAACTACAGAAGTCACGGGGGAGCTTGAGTTGTTCTGCAACACAAATGTGCGTGTACGTTTCGTGCAGATTGGCAAAGAACCCTCTATCACCGTATACGCATGTCTCTCACGCTAGCGGAATTCCGTGCAGATCTTCGTAACCATCTTGGTATGGATACGATTGATCTCCCTACAGCAAGTACAAGCGTTTTAACAGGCGCAGATTCCTTGATTAATAGAAGCTTCTGGAATCTTGCAGCCCTCTTGAAATTCAACGTCTCTGAGTCAGAAGGCAGCATCACAACAGTAGACGGAACAAGATCCTATGATTTCGGGGTCGATGAAGAGGCCGTGCAAAGAGTCATTATCCTAGACCTTGATGATGAGGATAACTATGATCCTCTCATTAAAGTAGATGACTGGAACATGTTCCCTCTTCGTCAGGATGAAACAACAGGAAAGCCTACGCATTATGCTCGGAGGAATACAGAGTTCATCCTCCACCCTTGCCCTGATGATGAGTATACGATTCGCTTTAAGTATCTTCAGACGCTAGAAGACGTACAGACTGAAGGCTCCGGTCTTCCACGGCAATGGGATGAGGTTATCTTATACGGTGCAGTATACCGTGGCTTCCTTCTCCGTGGTGATCTAAACAGAGCCGCTCAGTTCCAGCAAATCCAAGCGAACTTGATTAATAGTATCCCGAGTGATACAGAGAAAGAACTAGAGGATGTTCGTTACTCTGGCTTCCAGACCATTCGACCTGTTTACCGGAGCAGAAGGTAATGCCATATACATACAACGATGGTGTTGATACTACTATCCCGAATGGTGCAACAGCTAATGCAAGTGATATAGATACATTCATTCAGGATGTGAAGAAGGCGTATAATGAAAGGCTCGGTTCTCTGTTCGGAGGGACATGGGAATCTGATGATCCTATTGTCATTACGAAAGTAGGTACGAAGATTACGATCTCTGGTGGGCAGGTCTATACAGGGATCTATGATGCAGGTAACTCTGGTTCTGCGAAGACTATTGATTGGGATGACGGAGATCAGCAGAAGGTCACGCTAACAGCGGATTGTACCTTTACTTTCTCTAACGTTAAAGTCGGCGGAAGCTATGTCCTTCACCTACTCCAAGACGGAACAGGCGGATGGGACATTACTCTTCCTGCTGCATGCAAACAAGGCACAGCAGCTTTCGTAACGTCCTTCCTCTCTCAGACAACAGGCACGCTTACAACGATAGCTTTCACAGTCTATAACTCCGCTACGCTAATCACAAACGCTCTCACGAGTGGTTCTAGTGTTTCTTAATAGAGCAAAGCCCGGTGCGATCATTGGAGCCATGACCTCTGCGTCTTGGGCTGATCCGCCATTGTATACACAGATCACAGCGACCATTGCAGCTAGCTTTGGCGTAGATCCAATCTTTTTGTACATCGTTATACAGGAATCTAGCTCTAGCTCAGGGCCTTGGGTGGATAACACACTTGTCGCTATCACTAGCTCTACAGGTCCAAGTACAAGAACACTTACGCTATCCTCTCCGACGACGGGGTATTTCTATAGAGCCATAGGCTACTACTCTATTACAGGAACCTATG